GTAGCCTTCTTACCTAAAAAAGCGCCTTGATTGCGTGATCCTTTACTACTGTTGCAAGACTGGCAACACGCTACTGCGTTCTCAAAGTTAACTACCAAGTCAGGTGCTTTACTAACTGGAATTATGTGATCGACCGTTGTCGCTGGTGCTGAGCAATAGAAGCAAGACCATTGATCTCTAGCCAAGACCTGCAACCTAAACTTCTTATAGTCTCTGCTTAATCGAGGATCACCGCGCTTTACCATTATTGCCAACCTTTAATCTTTAGATGATGTAGTGCCTTGCAATAGTTAGGCTCATCATACTTGGTGATGCCATATCGCTTTGCTACATAGTGCCAATACATCCAGAACTGATAGTCGTAAGGCTTGCCCTTTATATGCTCACTCTTTATTTGATAGTAGCCATGAGTCTGCTTCTTGCCTGACTTATTGCCTACTGCATTTATCTGCCATCTGCTCTCACGATAGATTATCTCGTTATGGCATTTATATTGCTTATCAGTTAGTTGATAATCTGCCAATGCTTTTAATGGCACTATTGAAGCCTCACTACTACTTGCTTGAGCAATAGATAGAGATATCCCAATAACGATTGCTACCGAGCGCGCTAAGCCTTTCAGGCGCGCTCTGAAGCCTTGAGGGCTTCTAGCAAAGAAGTGTACCAGCGCTGTCAATTTCATTAACATAAGTCCTGCTCAGAGCGGCGTGTCTCATTTAGAATCTGTAGAATAGAATCCAGAGCCCTTAAACTGGATGCCAAAGGATGAGTAAATCTTGCGCATTGGTTCGTGGCAGAACCCGCATTCAACATCGTGAGGTTCATTTATTTTTAACTCCTTCTCATACCTAAGATTGGCTTCACATAAATCATTAGTACATTCAAACTCATAGATAGGCATTAACGCACCTTGCCAAAGTTAGCCAATGCTTTGACACATTCATCGCCCATAGCCCATAGTGCAATTCTCCACATAACAGGTCTCAAATTGCCTTCCTGATCAACGAACTTCATCGTTGGATTAAGCAGTCTTACATTCGCAGATGAATCAAATAACTCAGTAACCCAATGACCATTACTGCCTATTGGAGCAAGCAAGATGCCATTACCATGCGCTATAAACTTATTTACCCAAGGCTTAGGAGACGAAAATGGCGGATTACACCACACCTTCCCAGTCCATTCCTGAGCCAAGCCATCATCCAACACCGTTAGCCGATTTGCTGCTGGAACGTGATCCTTATGCTCTATGGGTGCGGCTACATCTAGATCAAAGTTAATGCCAAGCGTCTCAAAGACCCAAGGTGGAGTATAAAGATCATCATTCTTTGGATAACCGTCAGTATTCTTTCCAGTTCTAATCACCATTACTGAGCCTCGCACCAATTACAGGGATCATTTATTGTCCATTCTCCGCATTGCTGACACCGTTTAATGTCTTTGTCTTGAACCACATCTTTGCGCTTGTCATAGCCAGCAGCAACGAGTAACTCCACCAGATCACCAAGGCGTAGCATTGCTACATATTCCTCAGGCTTTTCACCTTGACCATTTAGACGAAAGCAAGCAAACCCCAATAACCCGCTTTCATCTGTTCTGGCTTTGATCTGGCGGAGTGTTCCCGAAACATCGAGACCTGTTCTCGCTTTAACCTCGCAGTCGAACGGGACATTGAGGATATCGCGACCATTGCCTCGACCTACCACAGCGCCTTCCCAAGTGCGCCGTAAGTAATCTGCTACTACGCGCTCTGTGCGAAAGCCTCTATGTTTGCGGCTTTGACTCATTGACTGCGCGACATTTCTTGCAAGACCAAGTTAGTGATTGACCTTCTACCCAGAAGGCTAACTCGGTTGTAGGACATGGCTCGTTGCATAGATGACAGATTATCCTAACTTGCAACGCAGCGAGCGCTTCTCGATGGCGCGCCTTCTCATATAAAACATCATCGGTTGGAAACTTTTCCCACTCACCGTCTTGATTCATAAACTGCAATCCGCTCATCGTGCCACCTGTGGCTTCCAAGCGCCGTTATTATCTATGACATACCAGATTGGATCGCACTTATCTACATCTGCCCAAGTTTGCTGACGTTGTGGCTGTACTGAGCAACTCATATTAGCCCAAGGTTTTCCATTCTTGTTGCCAGTTCTCCAAATGCGTTGACCATGCTTACATTCTGGAATGTCTTTGTCTATCTTTGTCGCGCCTAAGACTTCCTGAACTAATGCAACTGCATCGGCAGCGCTAGGCGCAGGTTGAACAGCCTTTACAGTCCAAGGATCATCCTCTGTCTGCATAATTACCTTGTCGGCTAACTTCTCTGCGAAAGGCTTTGGTTCAGCCGCTTTGACTTTAGACATCTCCTCGCGGCTAGGGCGTTTGCCTTTCGTAACATAACCTGCGTTAGCCAATGCACGACCAATCGCACTCGTTTCGCAGTTCTCAAGCGCCGATGTAGAATTAACTCCTCGCGTACTGACAGTCTCCTCTGCATAGCCAGTTGTCCAAGCCTGTGCATCCACTTCAGTTCTAAAAACAGAAGCCTTAATAATAAATCGCTGCAACGTTGACTCAACCAAAGTAGTGTCAATTCTGCCATCAGGGTGATCCTTCCAAAACTTAACTAGGCGTTCCTCTACTGTTTCATAATCCTCTAAGTTAAACATAAAGTTCATTCCCTTCTGTGCTTAAAGCGCCACTAATGGCGAGATAACTACAGGCATCGATCCAAGTGTCAACCTGTTGGCTGTCCTCGATGGAGCGCCCGATCTTGACGAGCGCAAGTATGACTGCAACTTGATAATCCTCAACTGGCATCTCAAGGTAGGCGCTGATGAGCCTTGCTGCTCGTGCCATATTGTCAGACGGATGACCGTAATGCAGCCCTCGCTCACGATATAAGTCTGATGCACTTTGTAGGATTTCACCATGCTTCATACTCGCACCTTCTCGATGCTGTCATAGTGCTTGCGTACTGCTTTGCGACCGACGATGTAACCGTCTCTGTGTCCTATTTTGTAGCCAATAAAGAACATCCCAAAGCAAAGTGCTAAAACGATAATTTCTGCTGGTGTCATTATGCCACCGCGCTATATGAGTAGTTATGCGCTGCGTGCTTGTGGGTATTAACTTCGTCTAAAGTGTAAGAATAAACTGTGCGGCTGTTACCTGTTGTCCATCCGCAAGAACAAACTGCATCCCAACCATCCCAAGCGCCACGCATTGAAGCGTTGCGACGGATCTTTTCATTGCCAGCCCATACGAACCATTGAATGCTTACTTTTTGATCTGTTGCGTAGAGTTTCATTTTGTACCCTTCATTTCCGCGAGCCCTTCTCGCTTCCATAGGGATAAGACTAGGGCTAAATCAGCCCGTTGTGGGATATTTTGACTCTTTTTTGATAACGGTTTGGTAACAATTCTGCCTCATCAACCTGATCATCTATTGTGCGGTTGATGTCAGGGAAGTCATCGAGCCCTGCCATAACGCCTTCCATTGACCACGAAAGTGCCATCCTTCTCAAGGTTAATCAGCGTTACTTGCGTGTCCTCAACTAAGACAAATGCTTGCTGCCAGTTCATTGTGCCTTTTGTGTAGCCAGCCTTGCGAACATCCATAAGATGTCCACCTTCCACGCCACGCAAAATGCGCCCTATTTTGCCCCCAGATGCCTCTGTAAAGGCTGATTGACCCGCTCTGTGAGTATGTCCACAGATAACGCTTAAACCGTGCCTACGAGCCGCTCCAAGGGCTGTGAGACCCGCATTAGGGTTAATGCCCTGCTCATCACCATGGACTGCTACCCAGCCCTTCTGGAAGGCGTAAGGCTTCTTATGGTAAGTGATGCCAAGTTCATCGAGTTTAAGGAATTTCTCAAAGCGTAGTTCAGGCAACGCTAGGAACGCTGGAATCTTTTTCATTATGACGTTGTAAAGCCTGTCCGTATGGTTAGAACGGATCATGTGTGCTTCTTTAGAATGCTCTACTAGCGACCAGAGAACTTCTACCGCTTGGTCTCGGTCATCGGCAAGGGTTTGTTCGTACCAACCTGGTGTTCCGTCTGACCATCTGCTGATTTGTGGTAGGTCAATTTCATCTCCCAGAGTAATGACGCTATCTGGGCGGTATGCCTTAATAAAAGATGCAACATTTCTTACTGCTACTTCATCGTGATATGGAACTTGTAAATCGGGAACGATTACAGTTCTTTTCATTATTAATCCTCATCGTCATCGTCATAGGGGATGCGGTCGGGAAGTTGTGGCAGCCAGTTAGGTGTTGGCAAGATCGTTGCAGGGTAAGTCAAAGGTTCTAGCAGCAGACATAATGCAACATCATCTGCAAAGCCAGCCTTCTTTAGGCTTTTCCAGTACTCGTTTAACCCAATGCAGTAAGTCTCTAGCATTGAGTAATCCTCAAGGTCTATAACTCTTTTGCGCGCCATAGGAAAATTATCGCTCTAGAAGGATGTTATATATCTCATCAACACGCGCATTAAGTCTTTTGATCTCCGACAGCAAATGAGTGATGACATAGCCAGCCAAGCCACCTACTATCGCAAGCGTGGCAATATAAAGATTCAGGTAATCCGTCGGTGTCATTTTTTAGGGGTCGCATATCCAAAGACACCAGCAAGCACAGCCCAGAGGATCGAGCGGTAATCGGCTGCAAAGTTAGACGCAGCCCATGCTGAGAGGAACGCGCCTACAGTCAGAACTACTGGACTTTTCATATTCATTTATCTGCTCCTAGTAACGGGACTTGAAAGAACGAACCATCTTGGTCACCCTTACGAGTGAAAGATACATGGCAATGATGGTTGTGCGGGTTGCTTCCCGTATATTTTCTCCAGCGCCAGCCCATGCGAGACGATGCAATTCTGCCGTTGAATATGATGTAGGCAATGCGCTTGTCTGTCTTGGCGAGTTTGCGAAGTTGATCAGCAATATCGGGCATGAGGTCTGGCTTTGCTTTACCAGATACATCTCGATCGAAATCGCACGCTCTAACAATCCCAGTCTGTTCACAAGGTATGTGGTCGCTAGTACCTGCTGCACGATGACGGGCATCGGCGATCCAGCCATCGGAAGTACGATCGCGGTCTGGGAACGAGTCATCGAACTGCTCTCTTAATTGCTGACCTGCTTTGCATAACCAAGGTTTCATCCCAGCAGCAAAGCCAATTCTGCATCTGATAGCCCTAAGCGCTCTGCAATAGCAGCCTTAGCCTCAGCCTTTTCTGCCGCTGCTTGCTCCTCATCGGCTTTAGCCTTTGCATAAGCAATAGCATCTGCTTCGCGTTGCTTGACTTCCTCGGCTGTAAGTTCCAATTCTGTAACTTCGCCTGTCTCGCAATTAACGATGATCTTTGTGTCTGCCATTTTATCTCCTTATGATTTGGATATGCCGTAAAGCGTTGCTGTTGTGTACTGCTGCCATAAAGTTCCAAGATAAGGAATTATGGAGATGCTAGTAATAGCCGCGTTGTTCTGCCATAAGCCAGCGGTTGAGCGAGCATAAGAAGTGCTCGCGTTATTCTCTGATACGGAGTCTGCGCTAAGGCTTTGTTGCGCGCCAGTATCGGTGTAATTTGGGATGTAAATATCTACTGAACCGAAAGTGCTTGCTGTTGCAGTATTGCCGCTGACTACGCCCATAGGGAAAGAAGCCAACACGTTTGCTGTGGCAGACGAAGCGGCTGCGCCATCGCCCT